GAGTAGGAATCTGTTAGCTGGAATTGCAAAGTTAAACGGAATCTCGATTTGGTAGGGCGCAGTTGTTACTGCCGAGACAGTTTGCGCTGCAGCCTGAACTATCGCAAGCAAGTCGGTGTTGGCTGTTGTTGTGGCACCAGTATTGACAGTGGATGAGTACACTTGCAGTGTAGTGGCAACAGAGCTAATAACACTTGTGGTTGAAACGAATGAGAAGCGGAATTTTTGTACGTAAGAGCCGTTTACGCCAGATGTAAATGCTACGAAACAGTTGGTCCCTACTGTACCAGGGGCCGTGGTATTAGTGTTGGTGGCTGTAGTCAAGATGTCGGCATGGCTGACGTTTGGGGTTAACGTCCAAATGGGCGAAGTGTTAGCGGGCATGGCGGGTAAAAGTAAATGTTAGGGCACTGCTGCGCCGTATTGAAGAGCAAGAATATCACCGTATTTTGTTGCGCCTGCAGGGCCGGTAGCCCCTGTTGCACCTGATACACCTATTACGCCAGTAGCTCCTGTAATGCCTATCACTCCTGTGGCGCCTGTAACACCAGTGGGGCCAGCAACGCCCGTGGCACCGGTAGTACCTTGAACACCTGTCGCCCCTGTAATTCCAACAACTCCTGTGGCACCTGTTATTCCTACACCTGTGGCACCTGTTGGCCCTGTGATTCCCGCACCAGTAGCACCTGTTGGCCCTGTGATTCCAGTGGCACCTGTTACGCCCTGTACGCCGGTTGCCCCTGTGATGCCAACAACGCCAGTGGCACCTTGCACGCCAGTGGCACCTGTGGCTCCTGTAGCGCCTTGCGTACCAGTGGCACCGGTAACTCCTGCGACACCGGTAGCACCCGTGGGACCAGTTATGCCCTGAACTCCGGTAGCACCTGTGACACCGGTAGGACCCGCAATGCCTGTTGCGCCCGTTACTCCAGTAACTCCTTGGATACCAGTGGGACCTTGTATGCCAGTGGCACCTGTTGGACCAGTAATACCTTGAACACCAGTGGCACCAGTAGGGCCGTCAATACCTGCGGCACCGGTGGGACCAGTGGCTCCATCTACGCCTGTTACACCTTGAATACCTGTGGCACCTGTGATACCAATGGGGCCTGTGGCGCCGGTAACTCCAGTGACACCTGTAGGACCAGCTACGCCTGTAGGACCGGTAATACCTTGAATACCAGTTGCGCCTTGGGGGCCAGTGACGCCTTGTATGCCGCTCGCACCTGTAGGGCCACTTGGACCTGTGGGGCCTGTAGTACCAGAGGGACCAGTAGGGCCGGTGGGTCCGCCACTAGGGCCAGTGGGACCTGTCGGGCCAATCATTGTATAGACCTTCGCCAAACCGGCGGAATCGTATACAACCCAATCTGCGTTCTCATTGAGGACCACAGATTCGCCAGCGAGAAGCAAACCGGTCCACACCGTGGTTGTTAGTGCACCATCAGTGTGATTGATGGTAATACTGTTGCTTAAAGTTGGATCATCATTCTTGATAAAACAGGTTCTTAAGTTGCGCTGAATAGTAGAGGTTGTGGGACCAGTGACAATTGTAGTTGTTGTGGCAGTTGTGATATTGGTGTCAAGCCTACCGGCGGACACATTACCGCTGTTGTTATCTGCAAACGCAGCATGAACTTCAACATTCGTTGCCGCCGAAGTAACAATACGAACAGCATCCGACGTGGAAGTCAGCAGTAACATTTCAGCCTACCTACCGTAATAATCTATTTTAATCTATTTGCTTAAGTTGCGGGCATGCCGCCTTGAGAAGGAATGTACAGATTTCCTTCCTTGTCAAACATTGAGAAGCCTTGCATGCGAATAAAGGTCGACGGTACGTTAAACAGCTTCTGCATCATTGGCATCATCATTGGTGCCTGGCAGTTATACGGTGGTACATCCATGTAAGAAACAGCGTGCCTGGCTAGTTCGACGCTGATTCTTTCTTGGTTTTTTTCATTTGTATCCACAAGTTGTTGTTCCCATTCAACCAAACTGCCGTTGCTTATTGGAACATCTGACGGCTCGGGCGGGAATACGCCCTCCTTAAAGCGCATTGCGTAAACATGTTTGCAATACCGAAATTCATCTAAGACTGGGGTCCACGTATCCGTCAAGGATACCAACTCATTTCCTACCGTGGAGTAGTCAGCGTAAGTTGGCAAGCCGTCTGATTTTGCACCAGGTAATGCTGGGTCTGTACCCCTTAAGTAAACAGAGCCAAAGTCTGTAAACAAACCAGGACTGTCCCTGGTCGTACCTTCTACTACCGACGCGTTTGGTGTGATGGTTGGTGGAACATTATATTCTGGCGCAGGGGCAACAATCTGCATTCCACGATTGACATTACCTGGTGTCATTGCATTATTGTTGACGAGACCATTGAGCGTAATGATTTCCTTGCGACCAGGCTTCACGTTGCCGATGCTATTCCTGGGGAAACATCTACGGTTGGAATCTTTTAGATTCATCATGAATGCATAATCTCGCCTTGTGAAATCTTGGCAAGAACAGCAGTAACGCGTACCCGTCATGAAGAAACGCCCCACGTTTGGCGGCCTGGTAGCAGGAGTAACCAGTGCTCGATCTGGGGTTGCCTCAACGGAACCACGCTTGCGAAGTGTCAATACACCCGTGAATGGGTTGGTGTCTACCAGGATGGCTTGAACGTATCCGTAGCGCTTCTGTGTTAACGGATCAATCGTATCCCTGGTAATCGGCACACCATTCTGAGTGATAATTCGATCTTCTAAGATCTCACCGTTAATTGCCTTGAGTCCCCCTGGTACTCCTGGGAGTGCAACGTATAGCGGAGGTGGTAATGGATTTTGTGTACTCCAATCACCGGCCAACTGGACATACCAATATTCATCATCTTCCGTAACGGAAGCAATCGAAGCAGTTCTTGTGGTTATGTAAAATTGCGGATCAAACCACTGACCAATGTTTTCATAGTTGTTGAATTGCGCGGCATGCCAATAGAACGGATTGGTAACGCGAGTGTTGCGTATGTTATCAAACCGAAGACTTCCTGCGACCCGGATCCCGGACCAGTGCATCCCAAACTCTTTGTTGACCGTTGGGAAACCTTTGAAGATACCAGGTAATACTGGTGGGTTAGAGCCAGGTGTTGCTGTTGCTCCTTGTGGGATCGGTACTTGGTATAAGAATGGATATTCGTATGACGTGTCCGTTACTGATGCTGTGGCCAGCTCGTAGCCACGGCGCCAACGTGCCCAAGAGGACTCCCGATCGAGAGCCGCAAAAGAGTTTGGGACACTACCCTGTGAAAACTCTGTTGTAATTGGTTTTACTTTTGACGGTTCAAAAGCTCGTTGCTTGCTGAAACCGTCAAACGAACCACCAAATTTTTTTGGCATTGATTAGAAGAAGCCGCCTTGCGCAGCAACGTGCACACCTGGGATGTAACCAGAACTATTGGGACCATCCGGGAACACGCCAACGTAAACACGGTCGCCACGCTCAAGGTAAATTCCTTTGTTACGCAGTGGAGCTGTAGTACCAAGGCCGTTGGTATTACCTGCGCTCACACTGGGAACTGCCAGTTGCGGCATCACATCCGAACAGTCAACCACACCGCTGTTTGCGGGGATTGTTTTGGCGAATAACACTTTGTAGTCACCAGAGCCAGGGATTGGTGTGGTTGTGCCACGTGTCTGGTAAAAGACAAAGGTAGCAGCGGGTTGATCCCCGTATGCAATACCGTTGTACAAGAAACCAGACGTAGTACCGCCCGAATAATTCAATGCACTGTTGACGCCTGTCAGCGTGCCAGAACCGGTGTATGTGTAATAGCCGTAACCACTGTATGGTGCGCCAGCACCAGTGAGGGAACCTGTGGCGGATACAAAAACAATCTGTCCGCTAACCAGGGAGATTGGTGTGCCTGACGTTGTGGAATTTACCGTGTAGTCGGGGCCGCGATAAAAATCGTTGCGCGTGATTGTGATGGAATCAATGACACCGCCACTGTTATTGTCTTCGCTCAGCGACGCATCCATGTCTACTAGGATGGAGGGCGCTTGGCCACCTTGCACAAACAAAGTATTACTTGCTGCACTACCAACGGTTTGTGTTGTAACACGCACCGAATCAAATAAGGGCCTATCAACCAACAGTGGCTGCTTGTTTGTAGATGTCGAGCTCAATTTTCCAGTGCCGCTTTTTGTTAATTATAACGTCAACCACCCATGCCTGACATCGCCATAAAGGCTTGGAAATTTGCGGGCAATTTCATCTTGGATTCAACCAGGGCATTGGGATTGTTTTGCAATGCAAGAAAACGACCGAACAGATTACCGTCTTCCGCTGGTTGAAATTTAAATTTCCGAGCGGCTAGGTAATCTGTTTCGGCTTGTGGTTCTGAGAGGAAGCTATCGCCAATCCCAACTTTCAAGGCTTCGCTTGGAAGGTAATCATAGTCAGAGTATTTGTAAAAACGAGACATTGTGATTACTGAAGGAAGCCAAAGGGATTAAGCAGTCCCGACAAATCTGGAAGCAGTGATTTCAGCACTGTTTCTTTCATCGCGTCAGCGATAGAGTTCCTTTTGTTTAACTCTGGTTTTGCTGCGCCCTGTAAAGCAGAAGACAAAATTTCTTCTACAGAACGTTGGCCGCTAGCCGTTGGTTGCGGAGCGGCAACAGGCGTAGGTTGAGTCAGTGGATCTCCCAAGGTTGTTTGCGCAGCCTTGTAAAGCGAACCTCCAGATTTGAATTTAGGGATCGAGGAGGCAACAGAAGTACCAAACGAATCTTTTGCTGTCAAAGAAACATTTGGATTGCCGCCAAGAATCGTGGCATACGCACGATCAATACCCATTTTTCCAGGCTGAAAACCACGGTCACGTAAAAATCGCTCAACTGCAGGCAATTGTTCTGCAATTGTGTAGTTACCAAGCTTGGATTTATCCAGGTACTTTGCGCGTTCCGGGCCGCCAAACTGAATTAGTCCGTAGTAATTACCACCGGCACCACCGTAAACATTCGGGCGGAATCCAGACTCTTGGTGAATGAGCGCACCAAACTCGTACGGATCCAAACCAAGCCGTTTTGCTGAAGAGAATACAGCTTGCCTGTCTTCTGGTTTTAGTGTTCCAACGCGTACTGGTGCCATGGCTTTAGGTTTTTCAATCTCCTACCCAATTTGAACTTGCTCTGAGACCAGGGATAAATACTGTTTGAAGAACCAGTGTTGATGCCAGGTAGGTCAGGGTTCGTTTAACAAATTTCGGGCAGAGAATCATGGGTTTAAAGCAACAACACTGGCCCCCGTAGATCAAAGATCTGTGTCCAGTCGGCTGGGCTTACATGCTTTGCAATGCCAGGAGATTACTTTTGTGTAGTGAAAATGGAGTCCTTGAACATTTCCAGGAGCCTTTGGGCCTCTAGCCCCTTAGGGTCAAACTTATCAACAGCGGACCCCATTGGTTGGATACCTGTTGCGCCTGCGTATGAGGCAGTGGGCATTTCTGAGGGGAAGCCTAGGGGGGCGCTCTGAAGTGTGGGGCCCTGACTGAAGCCTGCATAAGGAGCCGCAGAGGCACCAGCAAAGGCATTCCTGGGCACAGTGGAAAGACCCAATCCTTGGGCCACCTTGCCAGCATCATAAGAAGCAGGAGAAATAGGGGGCGTAGTTCCAAGGGGGGAGCTGGTGTCAAACGGTAAGTTCAACGGTGAGCCCATCTGACCCGCGCCAAGGGTACGTTGGATGACATCGTAACCAGCCTGACCGGGCTTAACGCGTGACGCAAGGTCTCCTGGTTTGCCATATTTTTTTGCCCAAATCTGCATCCCAAGATCTTCTGCAGATTGTTCGGCAGCAGAACCAGGACCTGCAAGTTTTGCCTTTTGGCGAGCTTCTTCGTAACGTTGAAGCTCAGGGTCCTGTGCAGTTAGTTGGGCAACACGAGAAACTTCCTGTTGGTAAGCAAGTTCTGCTGCTGAGCGATTGCCAAGGGGGGGCGGTAAATCTGGAGCGGGCGGTTCAGTTCCGCGACCCGAAAAAATACTGCCGTATTGTCCGCCTACTAAACCAGGTGCACGTTTGTAAACAAGATCTTGGCCCCTTTGAGCAGGATACCAAGTTTGTCCACCAACATTAATTGAACCACTGCCAGCACGCCTTGTATCCCATCCACCTCTATTCATTAATACTTCTTGGCCACCAAGACGTGCAGCACCTAATGCAGGGATAGCACCTTTACCAGCACCACCAATAAAACTTTGAATGGCGCCAATGATGGGATTGGCTGGTTGCGCACCAGAAATAACGCCGCCTCCACGCAACTTATTTAAAACAGCTTGCTGTTCCCTGGCGCGTTGTTTTTGAGCTGTGTTTTTTTGTGGTTGACGATTCATACTTACCTCCAAACCTCATGTAAATAAATACGGGAGCCAACTGCGGTGTCGGCAGGTCCAGGTAATGCCTGGATGAATTCAGCGCCAGAGCGTTCGTAACGGTATCTGGCCTGGAACGGATCCTTGTAGTTTGGAACGTAAAGGATACCGGCTAAACGGTTTGTTTCGTAGAGATAAATCTCATCCCAAACCTTTAAGGCTTCTTTAGCATTGCTGGATCTAATGGTACGATCAACGTCACCAGCAATGCTTTCAAGGCGCGTAGAAGGAGAAGTAGCAACTTCAGTTTTCTTTTCAGCTGTGTCACAACGACCCAACTGAATAGCGAGCTTGTCGTAGAAGTACGAATCCGGCACGGTGTTCATTGCTTCTTCCAGGCGGGCGTAATCGCCAGCCGGAACAGAAACAGTAAAGTAACCGAGGTGGTAACGAACTCTACTTTTGTCGTAGTCGCTTAACTGCACTTCTACGTGTCGTTGTCTTTCAATTATAAAAGCAAGTAATCAACCAAACAGGCCATTGAGATAATCTGATGTGGCGCTGGATTGACCCATAAGTAACGGATCGTTTGTTCTGTAGGAATCCAGGAATCCCATGGGGTTGAGTGCTTGTGAAATTAAACCTCCAACCAACTGTTCTTTGAGTGCGTCTTGTATTGTTTTCTTGGGTTTTTCTGGTTCTTTACCCTGCAACTGAGCGCCGTACATAAACGCTTTAATGATGTCGTCAGCGCGAGAATCTGTACCCCCTTGTGGTTGAGTCGGTGCCGCAGTTGGTGCAGTTGATGCAATAGCCCCGGCTTTGCCAAGGGATTTCATGTGTCCGAAACCAAGTTCGTATTTGTTATCTCCTGTGGTAAATGCTGCCAGGTTGCCGTAACCACCTTGATTAGCAAGGGGTTTGTATGTACCAGAGCCTTCGAAATAAACTGGAGTTCCTTCTGGAAGAGCCCAATCTTCTCCCCGGTGAAACGAACTGGCTCCCTTGGTTGGGGCACTGCGCGGACCATACTTGGAAGTCAGGCTGATCCCAGCTTGTGGATTGAAATCGTATTTACCTTCTTTGTTTTTAATCAGTGCAGGTACTCTTTGCTCGCCAATGCGAACACCAGCCAAAGCAGAACGAATAGTAGAGGGATCAATGTATTGTCCTGTCGAAAGATCTTTAACATAAACATGCTTATGGGGGCCGGTTGATACTCCGGTAGAACCCACCTGTCCTAAGTATGTTATGCCTGCCATGGTATCGTTTTATTCTTCATTGTAAGATTAAAAAACCCCTGGTTTCCCAGGGGCTTGGTGGAGATGGTTATACGCGAATCAAATCGGCCGCCAGGACCGCATTCCAATCAACACGCTTGATTTGCTTCAGCTGTTCAAGATTATTGAATCTTTCACCCGACAGAGACATCTGAAGGTCTTTAATCTCACGTGCCGTTTTAAGACCAATTCCCTTAATGTGATCCGCAAGCATTTGTGCGGTAGCGGAATTGACATTTAAACGGTGATCAGGGGGAAAATCCCGTGGGTCCTCTTTGGCTGCTTTATCTTTGACTTGAAGAGTTTTTACTTTTTTGGTAGCCTCTTCATCTGGGATAAGTTCAGAGTTGTAAGCGGTGTAAAGGCGACCGTCCTGATCTTCGACCATGAACCAATCGCCATTATCAAACTCACTGACAACTTTGACGCGAGCGCCAGTTTTTTTGTGCTGGTAAAGCATGAGGACCAGATGTTAATTCTGGTCCTAGTTTAGCTTATTCAGCTGACAGTGCGGCCAAGCAGGTAAGCTTCGATGTCTTCGTAGCCAGGGGCAATGTCAGGCTGGACGTAGCAGGTTTCCACAACCAGGTAACCAACACGACCGGCGGCGGCGTCACCGCTGGAGATGTAGAAACCACCGGAAGTTGTGGTGGAGTTTGCAGTTTCCTTAGCAAACACACGCAGCGTGGTCGAGGCAGTAACCGGGTAATTCACCACAGAACCAGAGACACCAGCGGCGCCAGTAGCGGTCAGGAAGGCGTTGGTACCATAACCGGCAGTGCCGCCAGCGAAGTAGATTTCGCCAGCTTGGAGGCCGGAAACAGTGGAAGTCAGGTTGGCTTGAATCACGCCTTCACCCACGCCAGAAGCGGCGACAGGTGCACCACCGTTGCTGCGACCGAACGAAATGACGTTACCGGTAGCGGCATACACACCAGAGGCAACACGACCGTCACCCCAACCAGAGGCAACCGAAATGGCGGTGCGGTACACGTAAGCAGGCAGTGTGCTGCTGCCAGAGATCACCATGCCCGTGATGTCGGGACGAGTGTCATCCTGACGATAGGGCGAGGGAACGATCACAGCAGCGGAGTTGACGCTACCAGCACCAGAGGTGGTTGTCACTGCGACATAGCCACGCTGCTGGAAATAACGGTAACCAGGCAGAGCAAGGACCGAGGTGGGGCCACCAAGGGAGCTGTCGAGAGCAGTACCGCCTTCGACAATAGAGTCGATGTTCTTGTACCAGCCGTTCAGGGCTTCTGCCCAGTTGCCTGGGAAGATTTTTTTAGCGGACAAATAGGTCATTTATTTTTCCTTTTGTTAGTTGTTTACGTTATTGATCAGATGTTACCGTCATCTTGCACGAAGCTGAACGCGGTGGTCACAAAGTCCTTGTTCAGGATTTCAAAACCGGCGTACAGTTGCCAAATAAGAATGATGAAACGGCTGAAATCGTCGTTGTTGTTGATCAGAACTTGAGCGTTCGGACCACCGATACCAACACCAATCGCTTGAGGACCGAAGAAGTAACCTTGAGCAGCTTCCCTTACGGCATAGTTAGAACCACCGTCAAAGGAAGTGTTGATGCTCTTGATCGGGAAGTTGGTGGATTCGAAGAACTTAACGCCTTCAAACTGCACACCAGTAGGCATGACAGGTTCGCCAGCCAGGAAGTAGGCTTGACCGGCCTGGGGGCCTTGGTAGAAGCTGGCGTTGTTAGGCAGCATGGGGTTGCCCATGTACATGCCTTGACCAGGATTACCAGCGTAACGAGCAATCTCACGGAAGTCAGGGTCACGACGCAGGTGCATCATGAACGTGGGATCGCAAATACAACGATACAGACCATCGGCATAGGTCGGAACGTTGCGCTTGCGCAGGTCCTTAACAACGGTCAGCAGGTCGGTACGCACCTGGAACTGCTGCAGGTCAGCGGTGTATTCAGTACCAGTGTAGGAAATACGACCGGAAGAATCCTTAACCTTGTTACCAGCGAAGTAGTAACCGCCTTGAGTTGTGGAAGCAACACCGTTGGCTTCAGCTTTGGACAGTTCATCAATGAACACGCGGTCACGCCACCGGCGATAGTCGTCAAGCAGCGTCAGGCTACCGATCGACTGGTGGAACATATTCAGGTTGCCGGTATCCAGCAGCATGCGCTGAGCGGTAACCAGAGTTTCGCGAGCAATCTTGAATGTGCTGGGCTGAGTCGGGTCGCCCGGATCCGCAGGACCGGTGTACTCCTTAAGCACCACCAGAACTTTCTCTTTGGTGATGTTACGGCTGTTAGCGGTACCGATCGTTTGGTCGGCAATACGCTCACGGCTGTCCTTAGTACCAGGGGTACCCCAGAACTTGTAGCGGTCTAACTGAACGGTTTGACCAGGCTGACGTGTGAAGTCGTGGACAACCACGGGCTCCACAGCCATCTCAGCGATGTACGCAGGGTGGGGACGATAAAGTTCCGCACCTAAAATCTTTGGAAAGTCGTTATCAATAAACACTTTGTTTTATCCTCCAGTGTCGCAGGAAGTGTGTTGTCAGGTGAAAGATTCAGACATGATCATGTCTTATCTAACACAAATTTTAGCAGCCGGTAATTTATTCAATTACCGGCATTAAATCATTCCATTACAAACAGTTTGTTTGCAACGGTCTGAGGCTGAGCTTGGTTCAGGACGCGCCAAGCGTTCTGGGGATCGCGATTCATCATCTCGCCAAAAGTGCCCCAGAAATTCTCAGGTGCTTGCGGAGCAGCAGCTGTCGGGGGAGCAGGGAAGTTGCCAGCTTGGAACTGACCAATCGACTGAGTCGGATAACCGCGTGTCTCAAGTTCCTGCTCGTTTTCGTACACAGGGTACGGACCTTCAGGACCAAAGAACTTAAGCGTGTAATCGCTCAGGACATCAGGATTGGTAAGGATCTCGTTGTAGGCAAGATTCTCTTGGTGCTCGTTAACAGCGAAATTAGCGTAACCCTGGATGGTATTAGCGGCGCGGTTTCCCCACGCGACGGCGCTGTCCAGCATTTGCTCCAGGTTTAGAGCGTAGTTGTTCAGCACTGCCGGAGCTTCGATCCCGAATGCGTCCATCACGTACCGACTGTCCTGGCTCATTCCCAGGAGGTCCGCCATTTGGCTTGCCACCTCCTGCAAGGATTGATTGGAGGAGGTTGGGGAATAGCTGGGCGAGTAGGCCTGGTTGGGAGACCAAGTCTGCGGAGCCGATTGTTGCGTAGCTTGGCTGCTGTACTGTCCGTAATTGGCCGGGGTATACGCCGTCATCGGCGGCGATGGTTGACCCTGGAACGGGGATTGGACTGGTGCGCTCAGCAGATTCACCACCTTGTTGAACGCCGATTCCCAGGGATTCCCCGCCGAGTCCGCCGCCGGTTGGGATTGGGGGGCGTACTGAGTAGGGCTGGATTGGTAGCTGGGGGCTGCCTGAGGTACCGCTTGGGGGTAACTGGTACCCACCTGATACGCCACCGGAGCCGGAGCCTGGTAGCTGGCCGGAGCTGCTTGCGGTGCTGCCACCACGTAGCTGCTCGGCGCGACGGCCACTGGTGCTTGGCTCGTCTGTGGGATCGATTGGACGGTAGCGTCCTGCATAACTCATCTCCTTTTGTAAAGCTTCTAGAGTGCGATATAGATAGGGTGTTAAATCTAATCGCGGGTCCGCAGCCATCGGTAAGTCCGGTGATTGCGGATGGGGAGTTTGCATCATTCCCCCCACAAGGCGAGCAAATTGAGAGTATGCACTCTGCAATTCATTCACCATTCTGAACGGAAACCCAGATAACATCTCGGCCCGTTCCTCATCCGTCTTGGACGGGAAGAGGTATTTCAGTGCCTCAATGCTATCAACACCTAACTCCTGTAAGTTGCGTACCACGATGGAGTTGTTCAGGATGTCTTGAGTGGAATCCTCATAAACAGGGCCAAGCCAACGCCACTGCATGGTCACATCGCCATCTGGAATTAAACCAGAAACACCGGGCGGGATCTGCTGCGTTTGAAGGCAAGCCATCATCAACTGCTTGACCTGATCATCAAATGCACTCATGGCATCGTTGTACGCTGCCAAGTCTTCCGCACTAGATTCCTCTGGGAGATCCAGGGGTTTTTCTAATCCTGCAGCAGCGGCAAGCGTTTCCCTGAACAGACGTTCTTCCTGGTAGATGATAAGTTCAAAACAACGGCAGATACCGTAAGTGTAAATGGCAATTGCCTTTTTCTTGGACGTGGCAGAAACACGACCAAACAATGACTTGTACTCAGTTGCAGTCACGCCTGCAGAAATTGACAGTTCGTCAACGCCACCCAGGGCAGTGCGAATCTCTTCTCGGTACTGACGTGCGAAAGAATTCTGGTCGCCAGTGATGGCATCAGGAACAATGTAACCAACACGGTCGTTTGGTTCCAGGTTTGCAATGACGCGTGGAACTCGGATCTGTCCGTCAACACCACGGTGGATTGGATCAGCCTTGAATCGGGATTGACTCAGTCCACTGGGGCCACTAAACCCAGAGTTGGCTGCGATAGAAGGACGCTGAACAACGTTCTCGCCACCGGCCTCCATCAAGTCAGTCTTGGGCCTGGAGGAAAGAAGCGTGGGGTTACCAAAGAACTGTACGTTCTTGCGCATGGTGCGAACCATTTCATCATGCGTGCAGATGTGATTGGCTAACGCTTCAAATTCACCGACACCTTCAGTGGAGAAACCCTTGACGTTATGGAAAATTTCTACGCAAGGAATAAAGCCCAGCGTATTTGTGAACGTTTTTGTTCTGCCAAAATTTGCTTGGTAGTTGCTATCAAACGACAGCTCACCTTCCGAGTGAGTTTCTTCAATCGTTTTGCGTTTGATTGAAAGGCGGATGTAACGCTTTGCACCGCCCTGTCCCATGGTGGCCGGACCATTTAAACTTGCGGAATCAATGTCTTGCTGGTAACCAAACCCGTTCTTGACTTTGTAGCTGTAGATGATTACAACTTCATCAAGCTCGCCATCAATGTTGTAATAGCTACGATATTCGTGCTTACGAAAGTAGTAAAGACGATAGTTGTTCTGAGTTGGACGGATGTAAAAAAGACCTTGTCCATCACAAAGTGAATAATCCCAGATTGAATCGAAGCGGATGTCGAGAGAGTTGTATTTGATTACACGATCAATAAAGTCTTTGCGCTGATTACCAAAGTTATCTTGCACAGGAAAAAACTCGACACCCTGGCGGATGCCGAATAATTTCATCTGCGCTAGGTGTGAAGCTACGACGCCAGTGTCAATCATTGACCCGCCGTCTTTTTCAAGATACGAGTCAATAATTTCCTTGAGTCTAGACTTAGCGTCGACAGCCATTAACTATTTTCCTTTTTACGTAACTCAATCTTAGCAGCTTTTTTGCGCTGTTTTCGCAACCACAACCAGCGATCAAAGTACGCTAACTCAGCAGACGAAAATAACTGTGGGTTTTTAAGTGCTTGCTTTACGAGCTTTTTCTTTTTCATTGGTAGTCTTCAAAAGCGAGTTCTGTAATCCATTTGGCCACCAAATCCACCAACGGCTCCACCTTGTCGTTGTGGACGCCAATTAACGTTTATTCCAAAACTAGGAGTATTGTACCCGGCTTCAAGCTTGGCTGCGCTGGGAATGGCAACATTTTGCTCTTGGTATCCAGGCATGTAAGATCCTCCGAAACGAAGCCTTTGATTTGGGTCTAATTGAATTACCGCAGACCCGCCCACTTTTTCTAAAGAATTTCCTGCTGCGTCTACATCAAGCGTAAAAGGTTGAGGACGTTCATAATTAATTGGCGCATTAACCATTGCTTGGCGTTCCTGATTCCTTTGGTTTAAAACAGCTTCTTGCCTCATTCTTTCTTGCTGTTGCCGCATTTCTTCCAAAGAAGGCCCTTGCCCAAATCCAGAAGGCCCCTGGAATCCACCTGCATCCCCCATCGACCCACCAGGAAAACCACCCATAGATTGCATATCAGGAGCAGCCTGTGCAAGTAATCCACCTACGTTACCGGCTGGAAACATAGCACCAGGCAACTGAAATTGCATTGGGTATGGGATTGGGCGTTCGTTAAATTCTTTTGTTTCTTTTCCCGGAAGAAGTGGTGTTTTGTTCCATGGTTCTCCGCCTTTGATTTTAAAACGCGGATCAATCATTGGGTTTGGCCTACCAGCAAGTAAACCGCCTCGATTGCCGATAGGTCCAGCAACGTTAAATTCTCCACTAAGATTCATGTGACTATCTGGTTTTCCCTTATTCTAGTCCTCTAAAACTTCGTAACCAGAAGCGTCATTTACCTTGGAAATTACGATACCTTCGCCGCGTACATCCCAATTTAAAACATCGCCTTCTTGCCAACCCAACTCTTCGATCACTTCGTCGGGCAAAATAATGTATTGATCTCCGTTTTCGTCCTCTTGTACTTCAAGAATGTAGCTCATTTGCTCAAAAGCTTTTCCATCAGTTTATCAAGCTTATTATTGATCTCGCGAAAATTGTTGTGCATTTCTTGAATTTCCCTTAAGAAGTCCACCTTCAATACGTAGTCCAGTGGCATGCGGTTGACTTGGTCTTCCAAGAGATCCACTCTTCGGTTTTGTGAATTAAGTCTTTCGCCCAGGCGGCTCATAAGCTTACTCATTGCCCAGGAGCCACCTGTCGCAGCTGAGATCACTGCCGTAAGAGCAATAGCTAAATATTCTGGTCCCACGAATCCAAGGTTTTTTAATATTCTAAGAGTCAGTAATCGAGGTGTAACTGTCCCTTCCTTGCTAATCCGGTAACGAGCCAGACAAGAGCGTCAACACAATCGTCGTGACTACTTACGCCAAAGTTGGTAAGCTCTTCAAACATATTGGTGAAGTTACGAAAACGATTGAAGATAATCTTGCGGTCCTCAAACATTCCCATAATGCCACGGAAACGGGCCAATTTATCCGCCCTGAAACCTTTGACGGGATGCCAAATCAAATTGTAGAGACCTTCATTGTTCAAGCAAACACGTTTGAAGTCTGCCTCCAGGGATGCCTGGTACTGTACGGCCTCACTCCAAATGTCGCACGTTGAATAGCTGGGGTAATACAAACCGCTTTGTTCGTCTTTGGCAATCACCGACCAATCATTCAACAACTCCTTGAGGGCATCAAGTTTTTCAAGGTTACCCATGACGCGAATACGTCGGTAATCAATGATATGAATGCGGTCGCCAATGCGACCACCAAGAATCATAACTGTGTAATCGTTTTTCTCTTTAGTGCCAGCGGAGAGGTCAACCCCAACTCCAAGGGCGTCAAACTCCGTTGCAATTTCCGCTTTCACAATCAACTCCGGAGCCAACGAAAGTTCGTTCTGCCGGATGACTTGATTCATGTACTGGAACGAGAAAGCAATTGGTGCTTGCCGTTTTTTCTCCTTCAGGTAATCTAATGACCACATGTCTGGCCAATACGATTCCTCTTCCCCAGTGATGGGATTGTTTTGAATTGCCGAAAGAACAATCTGTTGCCAGTTGTTTTGTTCATTGAATGTTGTGGAGTGAATGTCATCGTGTCTGAAGCGAGTACCAAGGCAGATCGCTCGTGCACCTTCAAACATGGTGGGTGCAATCACAGCGTTCCAGTTGTCCTGCATCTGTTTCCTGATGTCAGGGTTGGCAATATCTGCGGCTGACTTGATGGCGTCATCAATCATGACCAAGTGCGAACGCTTGGAAGTCACCGAACCCTTGAGGCCTGCTGCGCAAAGGGTAAACTGTTCGTCACCTGTTACGTCAATGCCAGCAAACTTGTGATCAATTGACCAGTACTCATTACTGGTGGCGTTCTTCAGAAGGCGAACTTTAGGGAAAACCTCTTGGTATCGTTTGCTTTCAATGATGCGTTTAATGGTGGAGGATTTGGAACGAGCAATGTCAACCGTATAGGACAGATAAAGAATCTGCAGTGGCAGCCCTGCGTGCGTATGGATGCCAATGGCCCACGCCGTAAGCAGACCCAACACTGTGGACTTGGCGGAGCCCCTGGGTGCCAGGAGATCCACGTTGGGACCAGCGATCTTAATGAGACAGCTGCTGTCCTCCTCGGTGACAAAGTGTCGATGCCAGTTGAGGTGATGAGCAGCCGGTGGTTTATCCGCTACGTATTCACAGAAAAAGCCAAAATCTTCCTGGGCTTTCTTCAGTGCTTCTGCGTTACGTGGCTTGCGTATTTGCTGTCTGCGTGCGGCGGCTTGAGCATTGCGGCGGTAAGCAAGATGCGTATAGCTTGGCACAACAGTAATTCAGAGTATTACTGAATACTACCTTACTTTTTGTCTTCTTGTTTTTTGGCCTTTTGCTTTTGATACTTACGTGCTTTTTCTAAAGCAGCCTTACGCTTTTCCTTGTCCGACATCTCAGTGCCGTCTTCTTTCTTCGCATCTTTTTTCTTAAGGTGCGCAAGAAACTGCGGAGGGATTTTACCAGCCATTTAAATCAGTTATCTGTTAACAATGTTGTATTGCACCTCAATATTTTAAGGCAGTTATTCGTCAAGTTGCATTTTTGCCCACACACTCATGGTCGCTTCTTCCAGGGGGATCTCAATGGGATCATCCTTGAAGACGGATAGGAGTTCACGAATGGCACGATCGGCACCAGCCATTAACAGGCCTTTGCGATCTTTCATGCCAGTGAATCGGTCAATTTGTTCGATGTGACCACGAATTTCTTTTTGCATTGACGCAATGCGAGCAACGCCCGCATCACGTTTAACATTGCCGTTCTCAACATCTTCACGGAGTTTGCGAACATCCTCCTGCATCTCGTCAATTTCGTACAGAAGTTTTTGACGATGGTCAGCCTTTGGGTAATTGTTTTGCACCCAAAGCTCACACGCAGTAATGCTACCTGTATACCGCAAGAACCGGGCATACAAGTAGACTTCGACTACAGAATAATTGTTGCTGGCAAAAGAGCAAAATGTTTCCTGAGTTGACGCATCGAGATTGTCAACCCATGAATCAAATAACTCAATATCGATAAGCTCGTTGGGCCTGCCCGTAATCCCGCTCTTCATCGCGTTGCTTGAACTGCTGGCCTTGTTCGGCAGAGCTACGTTGTTCTTCTGCGCCCTTACCGATGGTTTCACGTTCTTGTTCACCAGCAGTCTCCATTTTTTTCTTGGAAAATTCGTAAGCCACACCAGCAGCCTGGCGGTACTTGTCTAGATCAAACCAGTCATCAACGTCTGTTTGACCAGCGGGTACACTGCTTGTCATGGCTTAGATAGTTTACAAGAAAAATCAGAAGTTGGACATCATCGATGCCAGGCCCTGGGAGAAGATGTCGCGGCGACCTTCAACAGATTTTTGACGTTGTTGACGCCCTTTGGAGGCTTCAAGCCGATTCAGTAATTCCTGAAAACGATCAATGTTAAAATCTGTGGCCGTATCGGTTCCAGATAACTCGGTAGACATTTTGCAAAAGTGTTAACTAAATAAATTATAGCAATAACAAGCTATGACCAAAAACCAGAAACAAGATTTGAAAACACACTAGTTTCGCGATTTATTCTTGCGACTTCTTTGGAGCCTTCATTTTTCAACTTCTGGGTTTCTTTGTCGATCTCTCCTTGAAGGTTGGTCAACCCAGCGCTGTAAAGATACTTGCGGGTGTCACGTACGTTTTGTAGGTTCTCTTCAATTTCACTGGGAGTCCCCGTGAAGCTATCAGCAAAGTTTGGCAGCTGGACCCCAGCCCTTGCTTTGGTTGTGTCTGCGTAGGTGGGGAGAAGATTCTTGTCAAACTTGAAAGTACGTTGTCCTGTTTTCTTGCCAGCAGCGTCAGTCGCCTGCTTGCCAAACGTTGTGTCGTAGTAATTATCAAGATAGCTATTGTTGAACTTATCTTGATACTCTTGACCCTTTGCGAGAGAATCGCGAAGATCCTGGACGGTACTGTAGTAGCCCTGATTAAAACGTTCCAGTGCTTCTGTTTTTTCTTCTTCTTTAGCCTCTCGACCCAATACTTCTTTATACGCAGACGTAATGCCTGTGGCACGCCGACCAGGGAGAAGTTCTTTTGTATAGATATCCGTCAATCCAGCAACGTCTTGCTCCGGTGGAGAAAGATCATATTTGGATGCATAATCACGTAATTGTGACGCTGCATCATTGTACGAAATTAAACCCTGGCGAAGTTGAGATTCAATTCCGGAACGCATTCCGGAGTATGCAGCTGCACCAGATGATTTACGTGCCTCGGCAGCTGCTTTTTGTTCTGCTTTTTCCGTATCAGCACGCTGCTCTGCACGCGCCTCTCTTTCTTGCTGATACTTTAAATACTCAGCAAAAGTATTGTCCCTTGGAATTTCAGGGGATTTGTATTCAACTCTAGTGCCGCCGCCACCCATGATTCAATCCTCAAACGAACGTTGTGCTCAAATTAGGTCTAGCAATGGGACCAAACATGCCAGCCATAGCGGCTTCTTTTTCAGCCAGGGAACGATTTAACGCTGCCCTGTTTTCTCTTTGACTTTGCTCGCGTGCTTCAAGAGAATTTTCAAGGGCAAAACCACGTCGAGCACGATCAGAAAAAGTGGCTGATTCCATTTCAGCAAGTGGGCCAAGCTGAAACTTTTTTGCATAAAGCTGCCTGCCAAGTTCCAGGTCTGGCATCCAGGTGCCTTGTGCTGTGCGATTTCCAATTTCCTGGGCAGCTTGGCCATATCCTTGTTCGCGGCCAAGCATCACCTGCCATTTGAGCTGGTCGGCCCCAAGCCCCAGCTTTGCATTGGCAACTTTTGCTTGCGTATCAGCTGCTCTATTTGCGCCAAACACAGAAGCTAATGCGCCTGCGCCAGCCAAACCTAATGTAAGCGGATCAAAAGCCATTTTTCCTCCTTTACTTACTCCTTTGCTTAAACTCCCTGTATTTTCACCAAAAGCAACTGGGGTAAACGAATTAAAATTCGTGTTGCTAAAAGAAGAAGAATAGTTGGGAAATTCCATTTCTACAGTCTACTGTCATTCACATTAGAAATAACGATTCGGGCTGAAGTTAAACGAACCGCGTTGATAGTTTGTCAGATTAGGAATGTTTGCAGCACCCTGGGACATCATTTGCGCAATATCAGCTGCACCTTGGGCTTGAATCCTGGAAGGAACAGAGTATGCGTTAATCAACGCATTTGGTAAATCAAACAGGGCTTTGTATTTACCGGCTTCCCTCATGCGATCTTTGTCAAGTTCCTTTTGTATATTTACAAGCTCGCGAGTTCTTTCAATCGTGTTGTTTTTTAAAGCCGCTGCCAGTAAGTCACTAAAAGGATCAGACTTTTGATACATTTGGTTTAAAGCAAATGCACGATCTTCAGAGCTAAGGCCCTTAAGCTGCTCAGTGTCACTTATAAATTTTGTCAGATCAAAAGGTGATTGGGTCATGATCAACCAGCCCTAAAGACGGAAGCAGCATAAGGATTAGAAGAGGCAAGAATATCGCGCACTGTTTGGCCAGCCTGCTGCTGTGCACCGCCTGCAAGTTGTGCAGCGTACATTTGACGATTTAATGCGCCAGTGAGTTGACCAAGTTGTTGGTTAAGCTGCATTTGGTTTTGCATATCAACGCCGCGATACTGTTGATAAAGCGGAAGCATTTGTTCAGCAGTTTTGACGTTGCCACTACGAAGTGCTTCAGCAGCTTGAAGATCGCCCGTGGTAAGACCGGGGATGGCACCACCAAGAATCCCAGATTGTCCTGCTTCACGTTTTGCGCCAGTTACTGCTTCAACAGCTTTGGCAGCACCACCGGCAAGAGCTTTAGCAGCACCGCCGCCAACAGTGGCGCCGATAATTGCTCCAGGGGCGCCTCCAATGACACCGCCTAGTATACCGCCCGCGGTAGAACCAATAGCACCAGTTACATCGCCCTGCATCAAAGCAAGACCGCCGCCAATCAACGGTGCATATTTGCCAGCGATACCGAGACCCTTAGAAGCAAGTGCGCTTGCGCCGCCTCGCGCTTCAACTCCAGCAACACCTTTCTCTACCCCAGAACGTAACTTAGAAAGAAGAGGATCGAATAAGCCGGGATCTTGATATTTTGAATTGTAGTTAGGATCCTGCATAGTTGATTTGGCGGTGACGACGCCCAGGGGGGTCGACGGTCCCATCATGCCTTCCATGGGAAACTGGTACTGCGATGCCATAACTTATGCGTTGCTTATAGGAATATTTTACAGTCTACATGTTCTGCTGAGCAGTAGAAGAATAATATTCAGAAGTTGTTGGAAGTTGCGGTCGATTACCTGCAGCAATTGCGGAATTGGTAAGATTACCGGCTGCAACACCAGCCACTGAACCACCTGCTGCTGCGGCAATGGTTCCTAGTAATTTTTTAACTGGTGAGGTACCTGGTCGATTCAAAGCAATGGACGCCTGCCGTGCAGCAAGAGTACCTGCAGTAAAACCGCCAACCATTGGTAAGGTAACCGGGAACCCAAGCATGCGAACTTCAGGATTGCCTTGTAGGTTTTCTGTGGTTCCTTTGATAATACCAAGACCAAGCAGGCCCTTATCGTTGTACAAGTAATTCATGTAGTTACCGTAACGCTGGGGAGTAAGAC